ATCATTTCCTTTCCAATCTACACCAAGAACATTATGTGAAACATTACGAAGATTTATTACAGATGAATCTGGATGGTCAAGTTCACCGAGAGCACGATTTTCTTTTATATTAGTTGACGCATATTTTTTAACTTCTCTTGTTAAAATCTTTTTCGGATAAACTCTGCCATTTTGATTTTTTGCCTCAGCTCTTTGTAATACTCCTGAAACTATAACTTTTCCGCTATTTTTCTTTTCGGATTCGGAAATCATTTTTGGATTTACATTGAATAGTATAGTATCTACGAGTAGTTCCTTCATGTTAAGCACCTAATTCGTGTATTTTTTTAGTAATTCTGTTTATTCTTTCTGATATTTTTCTCAATCTATTCATTGATTCACCCCAAAGAGTTCTTTGATCAACATTCATTTCAGTTTTTAATTTAAGTGCATGTTCAACAACTCTTTCAACTTCATAGATTGTTTTGTTTATATTTTTAATAGAATCATTTATTTTTCTATTACTACTACGAGTTTCATCTTTACGAAATTCATTATATGTTCCTTCGTTTATGACACCCATTGCCTGTTTGTAAACAGATTCATAATTTCTTTTTTTAGTCTTTGGGACAACCTTATACCCATAAACCTCAGCAGTTTCTTTATTGTGTTCTTCAAAATCCTTTTCACTTGCAGAAAATGCTTTGGGTGTATCATATCCAGCAACATTTGCAGTAACACTCATTTCATCAAGCGATAATTCTTCAGCAAATTCACGGTATTCTTCTGATTCTTTGAGTTTTTTTATGAAAGATTCTACATTCATATGATACCTTATTTTGAAAGTTGATTTTTTATCAAAACATATACTGTGCCAGAATCAACTTTCACAGATGACAGTGAAAATTCAAATATACGTTGAGCACCAGCAAGAACAGAAAATGGGACATCACCACCTGCGGATAATGAAGCAGTTCCAGTCGTTCCACTTGGAACTATTATACCACCTACACCGTAATTAGATCCAGTAAAATGTGTTGTTCCGGTTCCACAAGTTATTGATCTTAAAAATTTTCCAGGATGTCCTTTTCTTTCAAAATCATTGACGTGTGATGTTGGAAAATTATATGGATGGATTTCATTTACTGACATTATTTACTCCAGGATAAATCATCTATAATACTGTAATATCTAAGCAAAGAAGATATGTGGTTTTCTTCTACTTTTTTAAGTGTCTGATATTCGTCTAAAAGTCCAACAACTTCTTGTAATTTTATTTTTAGTGATTTATCAGATATTCTATGCATATTTTTTACAAACAATCTTTTTATAGTTACCGCTTCAGTTTGGACAAGAGATTTTAAGTTATTAGTATTACTTACATTTTCAATATATTCTCTCAACAAAACCTTTTGTGATTCGGATAAATTACTATATTTTGCATTGAATTTTTCAACAAGGTATTTGTATGCCATCAAACGAACTTCTTTTGGCTCACTTGCAATATCAACATCTTCTGTTAAAGTAGATTTATTTTGTTTTGATGTTATATTTTCAAGGATTGTTATTCTTGACTTAGTAATCTCAACAGGATTTTCTAATTCGTTATATTCAAAAATTTTGTATACTGATGCTAGCAGTTTATAGTTTTGAACTTTTGTTTGAAAAAATGAATCAATTTCAAAATTTTCTTTGATAGTTTTAATCAATTCATATTTTTCGTTTTGCAATTTATTTTTATTCAATCCTCTACGGGCTTTCATAGCTGCCTCGATTAACATATTAGCCTTTGTTTCAGACTTCAATCTTTCGTCTGCAAGGGTTTTGTATAATCTATATTCTTTAATAAGCTCTGTATTCTTATTAAAGAATTTTTTAAGAATCTGAATTGCAATAGATTCATTTGAAGAAATGATGTCTGATGTTATCTGTCTTGTTAATAACTCAAACAACATTGCAGTATTTTTGAACTTTGAATGTTTTATTTTCTTCATTTTTCCTTATACCTGTTTGTGTGCACTTTCATAGAATAAATATAGAAAAAATTACAATTCATCTAATAAATTGTTTTCATCAAGTAAATTTGGTTCATTTTCTTGTATAACCGATGGTTTAAGACTTTCTGATATTATTTTCTTTGTTTTAATTTTAATACCAGACATACTATCTATCAATTTTTCAACATTTTTATTTTCAAGAGATAGTGGTGATCCGCCTTTACTATTAACCTTTGGTGAATTATTTACTTTTAATGTATTACCAACATCTTTCATTCCAATTGGATCACGTCCAAATGGACTTTTATCAGTTCCATAGTTTAAGTTTTTAGCAGGTCTACCTGCACCTGGCCAACCACCGTCTGGAACTTCTACATCATTTATTACTTTAGCACCACCACGAACTTGCATACTTGCAATATCGTGAGGCGTTCCGAAAGATTCCTTTGTTACGGCAGGATCATTTCCTTCATTTTCGATTTGTTTTTGACGGAATGCATGTTTAATATCTTCAAGAACTTCATTCTTTTCAAATTCTGCCTCATCTTCTGAAAGATTGAATATATTTGAATAAATATATTTTAATGAAAATAGTTTCTTTTCAACAAGAGTTCCAGCTAAATCCACTTTTTCTTTCATAAGAGCAACTTTCTCTTGTTCATATATGATAGATGGACCAGTTAATCCCAACTCAAAGTTTACAAGATCTGCATTCTCATATCCTTGAGCATACAAGTGAACAATGGCTATCTTTGTTAATTCAGAAATCACTATTCTTTGTACTCTTTCTATTGTTCTAGCGAAACGAATATCAAGAGCTGCAAGTGTTGCCTTACCTTCAACCCTTTCATCATAGCCCAAATATGGTTTTGGTACTTTGAGAGCAGCAAAGATTTTTGAGCGTAAATACTCAATATCTTGGATAGAATCGTATTGTAAACCAGCAAGTGATTCGATGGAAGTGCCAGATTGTCCACCACGAACAGGAAGATAAAAGTCCTCTAAAAGATTTTGCATATTAAAACGAAGATTGTAGTCACCGGTTTGTTCATTTATGAGAGGAGTTTTCTTCATTCTATTCATAAGGTTATTCATATATTGATCAACTTCAGCAGGAGGAATGTTACCAATATCAACTTTGAATATCCTTTTTTCAGGTGCTCTCATAATACGATGTATTAACATAGCATCTTCCATTAGTAACAACTGTTTGAAAAGTTTTCTAGCACCTTCCAACATAGATTTACCGTATGGCAAAAAGTTTGTATCACCAAGAAGACGAAAGTGAGCAATCTCATAATTCTGGAATTCTCCTTTACCAAGAGGACCCTCATAAATAAATTTTGTCATATAGATATGCTCTGGATCAGTCCCTTCTTCTCTTTGCATTTCATATGGTGAAAATGGAACAACATTTGTTACACCCAATTCATCCTTCACATCTAAGTAAAGATAAAAGTCACCGTATTTACAGAGATTACGGATCCAAGGCCATAAATTATACTCTATATTAAGAACATCATAAAAAAGATTACGAAGTATTTTTCGGATATTATCATTGTCAGTTCTAATAGTTAAAACATCACCCTGATCATTTTTTAGAGTGCTCTCATCTGAATAAATGTCAAGTGCAGACGAAATAATGGCATCGGTGTCCATTGCCTCATAATCTGTATAAAGGTCTATTTTTGTAGCAGAAAAAGAGTTATACTGATTGTATACGGATATTGGAGTTCCCTTCGTTCCATGTAATCTACCATATCTATCAATAACTTTGGATGTATGTGGGTTTCCATCTCCTTGATACCTTGCAGTATCAACGACTTTTAGTTTTTTACCGCCAACGTTACGAACAACAACATTAGTTGAAAAAAGTGTTTTTAACCTATCAAATAATGATTTTTTCTGTGCCATTTGTCACCTATTTGTATACTGTAAACTTAATATAAATATGTAGGAAAAATTAGAAACGTTATTTTAACAACCAAGTTAAATCTTCGGTTTGACCATTAACTGTCATGCTCCAACCATCACGATCATCGCCATATTGATATGTTGTTTTAAGTGGTGTTGTTGATTTTCCCATGTAATCCAAACTCATTCTTGTTTTCATCAAACCTTCTTGACGAAGTTTTATTGCGGTATCTCTAACCCAAAGCCCAATGGCAAATGATATAACCAAGTCATCTTTATATCCATTTTGTGCCTCTGCCTTTGAACCGTTCCAAACAAATACAAGTAGTTCTTCTGTCAATCTTGCAGATTTTACAATGGGTGTTCTCTCACGAAAATATGTTTCTAACTTTGAAATTAGTAATGGTCTTGTTTTTGAACTTGTAGTGAATCCTGGAACCATTTGTGATTTATCTTTTAAGTCATAACCTTTTGGTATTTGAATAGATGGATCAATATAACCATCTTCTT